ATTTCAGATCAGGTTGTGATATGTATGTCTGGTCGACATACTCTTGAGATGTAACACACCCAAACTTAGGGATATTACTATGACTATAAGTCAAAATCTACAAGATTCTTTATGTGTTAAATTGAGAAGCGTGGGTTTAAAGAAGGAGATTGTTCTTCCTTTAATAAATTCCATAAATAGATCAGTAAAATGCGAAGGTCCTGAGAACGTTGTGAAACGTTTAAAGAGACTCAAGCAAGCGGCAGTGTCTAGTGTTGCAGGTCAAGAAGTTGATCTCTCCTGGATTGCTCATAATGGTAATGGTCCGAAAGGTCCCATAAAACCAGTATGGAAGATGATGGTTAATCCCAAGTCTTCAAATCGCCATAGATCTATAGCTTTCAATGCTTTGATGGTATATGCACACTTCTCCTTAAAGAAGGGTACAGCTCCAACAAAAACACAGGAACGTAAGTTTCTGTCTTCCGTAGTTCAAGATCCATTGGTAACGGATCGAAGAGTGAAAGAAGGTACCATAACAGGCAAATTCTGCCTAAGTAAGGTATTACCACTGGTAAAAGGTGGACTGAAGTTCCCTAGTTATTGCAACTATGAGGAATATCCAGATATATTGGAATACTGTGCTCAGATTTTTGGTACTCGGAAAGGAAACGTTCAAAAATCTGAAAGGATAATTGAAAGTTTTCTCGGGAGTGATTCTGGGAGACATTTTCATATGTTTCCTGAGGTCCAAAAGGTTCTGGGTGAGGTTGGTGAGAATTATTTCGAGCTGACACATCCCTGGAACAGCGCCTATGAAGATTGGCAACTGTCTACCCCTGCTGAGTGTACGAAAGTCACACAGAAAGGAAAAGAATCCTATGATACCATTGGTGTTATAGGGTTTACTCAGGAACCTGGTCTGAAATTTCGTGCTTTTGCATCACCGAATATCGTGGTGCAAGCTGCTCTCGAACCAATGAAGCGGTACTTGTTAGATCTCATCAGAGATAAACCTTGGGATTGTACCCATGATCAAGGCTCTGGTGTTCAGGATGTGCAGAGATGGCTACAGGATGATAAGACAGTTTACTCTGTTGATTTGTCTGATGCTACCAATAACTTTCCCCTCTCATTAACCATGGAGGTTCTGAAGTCATTGAATCGTATTCCTAAAACCACACTTCGTCTTTTCGAGAATGTGAGTAAATCAGAATACCGATTGATGTGGGAATCGAAGACTCCGTCTGTTGGTTGGACGGTTGGACAGCCCTTAGGGACTGGACCTTCTTTTCCTGCTTTTGCATTATCCCATGCTATTGTGGCTCTTACTGCTGAACGATTGGCAGGCATTCCTGAGGAGGAATGTGGAACTACCTTTCGGATTTTGGGTGATGATTTTGTCACTTGCGATTCGAATGTGCATGATAAGTATCGAGTCCTCTTAGCAAGGCTTGAGTGCCCTGTCTCTGAGGATAAGTGTCTCGTTAGCAATACTCATGCAGAGTTTGCGGGAAAGCTAATTACTTCTACCCAGATATTGCATGGATATAAGTACAAGGATATATCGGATGCATCCTTTATGGATGTTATCCGTGGATTGGGTCCACAAGCAGTATCAAGAGCGTTCCTTACCAAGGAGCAACTGAGATATGCAAAGCTTGTCCAATCTTACCCTGAGCCTTTCGGCCTTGGTTATAATCCTCAAGGTATTCCACTTGCCGATAGGTATATGGAGTATCTTGTTGTACGCGAAGCACTAGAT